CACAAGAGTCTCAAATTGATCATAATATATATTATCGGCCATTTGGACATTTCACCCTTCTAAAAAAGAAGGAGTAAAAAGTGCAATTGCTACTAATACAACAAATCCTAAAACCAGTAATCACAAGATGTGGTACAATTCTCGGTTCGTCGCTTGCCGGCGCCGGAATAGCCGTCGGTGATACGGAAAGTATCGTTTTGGGATTTACTGCACTCGCAGGAGTCGCGATCGATCTCATTACTAGGAGATGGATTAAATGAAATTAAAAGACATTATAATAGCAACAGTTGCCGGAATAATAATGGGTGTAGCTCTATTTTCCGATGTTTTAATGAATACGGGAGTAATATAAATGGCTGAAACTGATTGGTTTAAACAAGCATTTCAATACGCCGGTGGAGCATTTGCTGGTCCAGCTGGCGCGGCTGGAGCCGGATTTATATATGATTGGACGCGTGGGGATAAAGGCGACAATGATAATAAACGTAAAACAAGTAATTATGTAGGTGAACTTGCAAGTATAGGTGCGCAAGCATACGCCGCAAAAAAATCACGTAAAAAACAAGCACAAGCAATGCAAAACGCAGGCAAGCTTGATCTAGGATATCTACGTCAAGAAGCTGAAAACAATGGATTTAATCCATTAACAGTTTTGCAATCAACAGGCGGAGCCGGAAGCACAAAATCAGCAAACGCAGGCTTATTAGCCTCGTCACAATTTTGGGCAACATATGCTGATGGTTTAGGTGAACTAAACAACAGGCAATATGAGCAAGGATTAATAGACGCAAATAAAAAACCTGAAAAAACAGAACGAGAAAAGTTTATTGATCGATATAAAGTTCCCTTATTAGTTCCGGTAACAACTGGAGGTATGAAGGGTGAAACAAATGTACTTTATCAGACAATAAACCCTGAATTAATGGAAACTCGTATGAGTGAATTAATGGGTTCTATGTTTGTACAAGGTATACAAGCGTCATATCAACGTGGAATAGAGTTTCAAGTATTTGTAGATGGTTTAGAGGGTGTTCCACCTGCAGTAAAAAAATCATTAACAAATTTATATGAAACATTTGACGGAAAAGTTCCTACACAAAAAGAAATTATGAATTTCTTAAAAGAGCAAATGGGTGATTGGTATACAAAAAAAGCAAATGAAATTGGCGACAATTTACAAAGTTGGTTACCAAAAAAACCAAATATAAAAACAAGCACTCTTCCACCACATGAATACGAATACAATCTATATGACGACACATATAAGAAAAAATAATGTGTAAAAAGTGCAAAAAAATACGAAAAATTATTAAGCAAATCATTTTAAGGAGAAACAAAAAATGAGAATGACTGAATTATTAACAACCACGCCAATAGCACAAAGACGAAGTATAAGAGGCCTTAAAAAAAGGGTTCTTACAAGCTTTGATGCAGGCAAGATAATCCCATTATCTTATGAGTGGTTACACAGAGAGGACGCAGTACAATCTGGACGTGTACGTATAAACGTTCAATCGGAAATGTTTGCGGACGGAATGCCAATGAACGGTATTGCAGTAAATGTATATGCACACGCAGTATCACAAGCATGCTATGAACGTTTTGGCGGTAGCATAGATGAGGTAAACAAATCATATGCAAAAGAAAATGGTGCGGCAGGAAGTGTAGTACCATTTTTTGAAAGTAACAAATTATGGGATCCTGGAAATGAAGTTGTTCGACTTTTGTACAGTGATAATTTTGACACAGTAAATCATTATAATTCTGGTGTTGATACATTTTATCAAACAATGGGAATACACACAGCAGCAACAAGCAACAATACAACAATTGTTGAAGCTTATAATGCAATAGTTAACCATAGACGCAAAGCACGTTCAAAATCGTTACCACTTAGAAACGCATTTGATCATAGATTAGCTGAGGCGTTTTGGTTAAATACTGGATATAATGACATCGTTGCAGATTTTGACGCCAAGCTATTGGACGGAGAAGTATCTTTGCAAGGATTAACATTTCAAGCACCAATCAAAGCACCTAATGCTTTATATGGTACAGCAACATCTTCAGAAGGTGGAACAGCAACCGGTCATGCACCACACCAAGATGCCGTATTAATTGACGAAGGCGATATGTATCTATTTGAAGATATATACGCTGAGTTATCAACAGGCGGTAATGCTACAATGTCATTGGCTGATTTAGATCAGGCACGCAAAACAGTAGCATATGCAAAATTAAGAAGTAAGTATGATTGGATTGATGATCAGTATGTAATTGACCTTCTTATGCAAGGGATTACAATCCCCAGTTTATTGCAAACTCAACCAATATTAATTGGTAAAAAAACAACTATGTTGAATTTCAATGAACGTTTTGCAACAGATGGCGCAAATTTAGATACTAAAGTTGCGAACGGTTCAGCTACAATTGATATGAATATATCAACACCACGTATGCCTTACGGTGCTGTAATTATGTATACAATGGAAGTTGTACCAGAACAGTTATGGGAACGGTCAAAAGATCCGTTTTTATATACAACTGATACAGATACATTGCCAAACAGCCTACGTGATACATTGGATCCGCAGAAGGTGCAAACTGTCAAAGCAGATACACTCGATGTAAATCATAATACGCCTAATTCTACATTTGGTTATCAACCATTAAATAATCAATGGAAAATGGATTGCGTCCGTGTAGGTGGTAAATTTTACCGCCCTGCAAACGACGCATTCACAGAGGATAGGCAAAAGCTGTGGGGTTGTGAAACTTTGAATCCGACTCTCTCGGAAAGCCATTATCTGGTTAAAGATCTTCACAAAAAGATCTTTGCAGACCAGGTGGCGGATAGTTTTACAGCCACAGTAATGTCGGATTTAAAAGTATCAGGTAATACAGTCTTCGGAACATCGTTGCTCGAAGCTGACGCATCAAGTGATTATGACACAATAACCTCGCAAGTGGATTCCTCCCGTATCGCGTAGTTATGTATAGCGGGGTAGCCCTCCCCTACCCCGCTTATTTTTATTAAAAAGGAAAAAATAATGAATAGAATAAAACACGGACAAATTAATAAATGGTTTCCTGCACAAGCAGGAGAAGTATTAGAATTTGTAGCAAACAAACCCCGTCACGTAAAATTTGAAATAACAACAAATTCAAATATAGAAATTTGGGTTGCAACGAACAAAAAAATGCAAGATGCAATTTTAGTTGGAACAAGTGACGCAAAAACAGAAGTGCAATACACGGCAAATGAAACAACATATTGCCAAATAAAGGCACAAAAAGGTTCATCAGTATTTGTAAATCTTCCAGATTTAGATCAAACACGCGTGCAACCTGAGGAAGCTGTATATACTAATATTGAGCCTCGAATTAATCAAAGCACTGAATTTGATCGTATGATGCAATATATGAAGCATAACGAGGCAATACGTAATCAAGAACTTGAAGCAGAACGTGCGCAGTTACGTGAAGCAATACGCAATTTAGAAACAGCACCAACGCCAGAACCAACAGTAGAGGCAGAAACAGAAGATGCAGGAGAAACCACCACATAAATTCTTTAGGTGGGTATGGTTTCTCGATCGCATCCAGTTCTGGCATAAAGACGAGCTAGTCCATCGGCGTTACGCTGATGCGGCTAGGTCGTTGGCAGTACCAAAAGACCATTCAATATGGAAAAAAGTGCGCTCAGAAGAAGCAGACTATAAAGGGGCACACTCTGATATAGTTGAATTCTTCAAAGCATTTCAAAAAGCTTGTCATAAGAGGAATATACCTCTTAGAGCTTTTGAATTTGTACGTACTGCAGAACGCCAACAAGAATTATTTGAAAAAGGCTTTACCAAAGCTCAAGCCGGCTTTGGTGCACACCAATACGGAATGGCCGTCGATTGTATCGTCGCCCATAAAGCTTGGAGCCTCTCAAAAAAAGAATGGGCATGTCTTATTGCAATCGGAAAAGAGGTTGCAAGACGTAGGAATATAAAAATCGACAGTGGCTACGACTGGGATTTTTGGGATCCTGCCCATTGGGAATTGGAAGGTTGGAAAGAAATGATTGCTCCAAAGCAACCAGACAAACCTTACAAAAAAAACAAATTTTACGATATCAAAACAGGAAAATTACATGAAATTGAATAATTTCACTAGGAACGCACGGCACGGAAACTCCATATATTGGAGTGACGTGCGTTCCGCAATTACACTCCTCTTGTTATGTAATGCCTCTGATGACACCTTTTTGACTTTAGGCAAAAAGTGCATCGAGGTAAAAAAGCTATAAAGTTCTAGATATGTGTTTAACTCCCATAACATTAGACAACGGATCACAAGTTGCTTGTAAGGATTGTTGGCAGTGTAAAAGACGGAAAGTTCAAGACTATGTAGGACGCGCAATAGCTGAAAGCAAATCGTCCACGAAGACATTTGCTGTAACATTAACCTACGGTGACGACAG